CGCCTAGTGCGCCAGTAGCTAAGACGAGTTACAGGGATACGAGTCAAGACCCCATTGTTAGCAACTATGCGCTGAGTGACGCTCAGAAGGCTGAGAACAAGAGGCGCAAGGCGGCAAAGAAAAGTAAGTCGTTAGTATCTTTTAGCGATAACGGGAATACAGGCACTGGCGTTTCATTTAGCGGCTCTGTGCCTTCGAGCAGAGGTTTTAGCACCGAGCAAGCAACTGGTTTTGGGATGGACTTATAATGGCAACGACACCAGCATGGACTAGGAAAGCAGGGAAGAACCCTAAAGGTGGGCTTAATGCGGCTGGCAGGGCTTCGTATAAGGGTGGCACATTAAAGCCCCCAGTTAAGTCTGGTGACAATCCTCGCAGGGCATCTTTCTTAGCTCGTATGGGCAACATGAAAGGGCCAGAGCGTGACGAGAAGGGTAGACCTACTCGTTTACTGAAGTCTCTACAAGTGTGGGGTGCTTCATCTAAGGCTGATGCTAGGGCAAAGGCCAGAGCAATATCAAAGCGTAACAAAGCAAAGAAGGACAAAGCATAATGCCTAACGTAGCTGGAAAGAAATATCCATACACCCCTGCTGGCAAGAAGGCCGCAAAGAAAGCTAAAACACTTTTAAAAAAGATGAAGGGTAAGGATAATGCGTAAAGGAATTAAAAAGCCAAAGGGCAAGTCGCTCATTAAAAAAACAAGCGGTGCGGCTGACCTTTTGATGCAGTATGGTCCTATGGCTCAAGATATCGTTAAAGGTATTGGTGAATATGGCGCACCTGTTGCAGTTGGTGGTGCTACTGCTGGGTTGGCATATATTCGCAAAAGACTTAAAGATATTGATAAAAAGTTTGGGGGCAGTAAGTAATGCCTAAGTATCAATTTAGGGATGGCACACCTTATGATGGGCCGACTATTAAGACCCCAGATGGTCGCATCCTTTCTGGCTCAACCTATACAGCAGAGTCCAAACGTCTAGTGGAGATAGAAGATGGCGGTGAACGAAGCAGGGAATTACACCAAACCAGCATTGAGGAAACGCCTATTCAACAAAGTAAAGGCGGAGTCAAAGGGCGGAAGAAGCGGTCAGTGGTCAGCAAGAAAAGCGCAAAGACTAGCTCTACTTTATAAGAAAGCTGGCGGAGGTTATACATCATGAAAAAAGCACCAATTAAACCAAAAGCAAAATCACTTCTAAAGAAAACTTCTGCAAAGAACGAGGTCGATTTAGGCAATTTGAGTGACAATGATATGGTAATGGCCAGACTAATGACAAAACAAGAAATGAGAATGGTTCGTAATTATATGAAGCGTAAAGGCGGTGATTTTAGCAGTGCTGTTTTTAAGCTGGGCATTTTTGAATAAATGAAACCTCCACAGCAATCATTACGCGCTTGGACTCGCCAGAAGTGGCGCACTAAGTCAGGCAAGCCTAGCACTCAAGGCTCTAAGGCTACTGGTGAGCGTTACTTGCCAGAGGCGGCTATTAAGGCTATGTCTAGTGAAGAATACGCTAGAACAACCAAAGCAAAGAGGGCGGCTTTGCGCAAAGGCAAACAATTTAGCAAACAGCCTAAAGATATTGCTAAAAAATCAGCGAGGTACAGATAATGAAACAAGCACCTACTAAGCCAAAGAAAAAATCTTTAATTAAAGCTGGCGTTAGAATTGACAATCAATTTAGACACCTTGCTAAACCGCTTGTTGACGAACTTGCAAAGCTGGGCAAGAAATACGGAATGACTCGTAGCGATGCAATACGCGAAGTAGTCAAAGATTTACAAGATAGCACAAATAGAAAAAATACAAACTAATGAGTTTCTTGCATACCCTTAATGTACAAGAGCGTGAAATACTTCGCAGAGTGGTAAAGAAAGTCCACCTTGCCCACCATCCCAAAGAATTTTGTACAGACCGAGAAGCAGATAAGGTTATAGCCTCTATTGGCCCTGAGGTTGTAGAACGCATGATTCGGTTTGGGAAAGACAAAAAAGTTGACCAGCTTTAGTTACAAGCCAGACGGTAAAGTATTAAAAGCATTTATGAAGGACAATACCTTCTTTCGTGGCATTAGAGGGCCAGTAGGTTCTGGTAAATCTGTTGGATGTTGCGTTGAGGTGTTCCGCAGAGCCTTAGAGCAGAAACCAAACAAAGATGGTGTACGGCGTTCTCGTTGGGCGATTATTAGAAACACAAACCCCCAGCTACGAACAACAACAATCAAAACATGGCTCGACTGGTTTCCCGAAGACCAGTGGGGAAAGTTTATGTGGTCAGTGCCATATACGCATTTTATCAAACAAGGCGACCTCGAACTTGAGGTTATCTTTCTTGCGCTGGATAGACCAGAAGATGTTAAGAAACTGCTGTCGCTTGAACTTACAGGCATCTGGATTAACGAAGCCAGAGAAGTGCCAAAAAGTATTATAGATGCTTGTACAATGCGTGTGGGTCGCTTTCCTTCCATGCGCGATGGTGGGCCATCATGGTCAGGTGTCATTGCGGACACCAATGCTCCTGAAGAAGACCACTGGTGGCCCATCATGTCTGGCGAAGTACCTATCCCAGACCATATACCAAGAGAACAAGCAAGGATGCTGGTCAAGCCAGACAACTGGTCTTTCTATATTCAGCCAGAGGGTATGAAGGAAATATTTGATGAGGATGGTTCTGTTAAGGATTACGAGCCTAACAAGGACGCAGAGAACTCAAAGAATATGCTTAAAACATATTATCCAAACCTTATACGAGGAAAGACTAAGAGTTGGATTGATGTTTATGTAATGAATCGTCTTGGCTCTATACAGGAGGGCAAGCCAGTGTATCCTTCATTTGTTGCGGAAACACATATAGCCAAAGAAGAAATACCGATTGCCGATGGTGTTCCTGTGTATATCGGCATTGACTTTGGGCTTACCCCTGCGGCTGTCTTTGGTCAGAAGGTGCGCGGACGCTGGCTTATTCAGTCCGAGATTGTAGCCATTGACATGGGTATCGTGCGCTTTGCTGAATTACTGCGGCAAGAGATAGCTACACGTTTTGGCAATCAAGAAGTGCATATCTTTGGCGACCCTGCTGGTGACTTCCGCGCACAAACAGATGAGTCTACGCCATTCCAGATATTAAGGGGGGCTGGCCTTAGAGCCTTGCCAGCCCCATCCAATTCGGTTGACCTGCGCTTAGAAAGCGTTTCAGCGTCATTAAACAAGATGGTTGATGGCAAACCAGCGTTCTTGGTGGACAGAAGATGCCCATCACTTATCAAAGGTTTTGAAGGTGGGTATCAATATAAACGTATGGAAGTATCTGGCGAAAGATATGCTGATAAGCCAGACAAAAATATGTATTCCCACATCCATGACGCATTGCAATACCTAATGCTGGGTGCTGGTGAAGGCAGACAACTTATATCTGGACATAAACCAGTTAATGCTTTCAACGCTAGAAAAGACTTTGATGTGTTTACTCGCAAGCCAAGACAAGCCAAACGACAAGGTTTATGGGCGAGAATGTAATTTGTGCGTTGCATAGTGCGACTAAATATGATTAGGAATAGTAAAACCAAAGGAGTTTATCATGTGTGTAGGCAGAACACCTAAAGCACCACAGACAGACCCTGCTGTAGAAGCTCAACAAACAGAGCAAAGACAGCAAGAGCAAGCTGTAAAATCAGAGAGAAGGCAAACAGCTTTAGCTGAAACAGTAAGCCGTAGGCGTGGCGGCAGAGGCCGCAGGTCTTTAATTACTGGTTCAAGTGGTGGTATGGGCTTCTATAACGAGTATGTATAATGATTGTACAACCTACAGCCGATAGCGGTGTTTACGTTGCAGACAACGTAGCCTCTCAGTTTCTTAAGAAATATGAAAAGGCAAAATCTCTGCGTGAGAATTTTGTGCCATTGTTTGAGGAATGTTATGAATATGCGCTACCTCAAAGAGAATCTTTCTATGCTGAAACAATTGGACAGCGCAGAGATGATAAAATATTTGACGAGACTGCGGTTGTTGGTGTGCAGGAATTTGCTTCGCGCTTACAATCGGGACTTGTTCCGAATTTCGCTCGTTGGGCAGACTTTAATGCTGGCAGTGAAGTACCGCCAGAAGACCGCGATGCAATCAATAACGAACTGGACGAGGTTACTGATTACGTCTTTGAGGTTATACAAAATTCAAACTTTGGTCAGGAAGTACATGAATCGTTCCTAGACCTAGCGGTAGGCACTGGCGTTCTAGCTGTAAGCGAAGGTGATGCTGTAAACCCAGTAGTTTTTTCAGCAATTCCGTTGCCTCATGTTGTGCTGGATACTGGCCCTGACGACAGGATTGACCACGTTTACAGAGAGCGTCAGTGCCGCAACTCTGATATTCCTGTTATGTATCCGAAGGCAATTATAAACGACAAGTTACAAGCCAAGATAAACAACTACCCAGACGAAAGAACTAAGGTTCTTGAGGTGGTTTGTAAGGATTATAGCAAGAAAAACCAAGAAGCATATTTCTTTTATGCTATTGAAACAGAAACAAAAAGCGTAGTTAAACAAGAAAACTATAGTGGTGTAGGCTCTAACCCATTCGTTTGTTTTCGTTGGTCTAAATGTGCTGGTGAGATATATGGGCGTGGCCCA